GCGGAGTCCGAGCGCTTCGCAGAAACACAATTTAATACGGCCCGCATCGAGCGCGAGCGGGCAGCGGCGTTGGAGGCAGAGTTAAAGCAGTTGCGGGAGACGGCCAAAAAACCTGACCCCGAGGTGATGAGTAAACCGGACCCGCAGAAGTTCTACAACGAGCGCGGGGAGTTCAAGGCGTTTGAGTACGCAGAGGCATTGGCGAAGTGGTCCTCGGACCAGAGCATCGCAGAGTACAAGCAGCAGCAGGAGGCCGAACGGGCACAGGCCCTCAAAGCAGAGGCCGAAGCGCAGGCACAGGCACGGGTCGCAAAAACCATCGAGGCACACCCCGATTATCACAGTGTGCTCGAGCGCGCCGATGTGAAAACGCATAACGCGGTCCTGCAATACCTCACATCTTCCGAGCATATCGGGGAGGTGAGCTATTACCTAGCCAAGCATCCTGAGTACGTCACGCGCATCAACGCATTGAACCCGCTCAAGGCGATTGCCGAGATCGGGCGACTTGAACTGACCTTCGAGAAGCCGGCGACACCCGATGTGCAGCCCTACCCGAAGGCCCCCGGAGCGCCCGCTCCCATCACGCCCTTATCTTCGAGCCTGTCGGTGAACACCAACACCGACCCCTCCAAGATGAGTTTCCAGGAATTGCGTGCCTATGAGAGGGCACGGCGTAAGTAGGCGCTCCTCATCATCACCTTGAGGAGTCGATAGCATCATGAATAACCTTTTAACCCACAGCTACATCACCAACGAGAGTCTGGTGGTGCTTGAGAATGAGCTGGTGTTCGCCAATCGCGTCGATCGGCAATACTCCGCTGAGTTTGCGGTCGCCGGCGCGAAAGTCGGCAACACCATCTCCATTCGCAGACCCCCGCGCTATGTGGGAACCTATGGGCCGCCCTTGAACGTTGAGGACACCAACGAATCCTCAAGCCCCTTGTCCTTGAACTACCAGTTCCATGTCGATGTGCAGTTCACGACGCAAGATTTGCTCTTGTCGATGGACATGTTCAAAAAGCGCGTGCTGCGCCCGCAGATTGCGAAAGTCGCGAACCAGATTGATTCCGATACCGCCCTTTATGCCATGCTCAATACCGCGACCACCTTGGGGACCTTTGGCGGCGCGACACCGAACCCGTACAAAACGTACTCGGATGCGAGAGCGAACTTAGCGGCCGAAGCCTGCCCCACGGAGGGCGAGAAAATGGTGGTCCTGGACCCCTACACCATGTCGGCGGCCACCGCGCAGGTTGCGGGGCTCTTTAACCCGCAGGTGCAGTTGGGCAAGTGGCTTGAAAAAGGCATGATCGCGAAACAATTCGCAGGTTTGGATTGGTGGGAGGATCAGAACATCCCCACCTTTCAGACCGGCGCGCAAGGCGGGGTGCCGGCGATTGCGACGGTTCCCGCCGGAACGGCGCTCATGACGACGGGCTGGGCCGCAGCGGGGACGCTGCAGACCAAGGGCTGGACCGCAGGGGCGGCGGTGGTCAATGTCGGGGACACCATCCAGATCGCGGGTGTGTACCCGGTCAATCCGCAAAACCGCATGCAGTACGGCAAGGCATTGAAGCAATTCGTGGTGCTGCCGCCGGGTGGCTTTGTCGCGCCCCCGAATGGCGCTGCCGTTACCGGGGTCATCTATGGGGCGGCGACCTTGACCAATGGCGGTTGGAACCCCTTGACCGGCCAATACACGGCCGATGCGGGTGGGCTTTTGACCTTGACCATCGGGGATCCTCTGATCTCCTCGGGGCAGTTCCAGAACGTCACCAATGCACCCAACCCTTCGGCGTTGATTACGGTCAATGGCGGCACGGCGGCGGCGAATGTGACCTCCCCGCAAGGGTTGGCCTTTCACAAGTACGCCTTTGCATTGGGGTTTGCGGACCTGCCGCTCCCCGGTGGGGTGGCGATGGCGGCGCGTGCCTATGACGATCAGGATACCAACATGAGTATCCGCATGATCACGCAGTACACGATCAACAATGACAGTGAACCGACCCGTGCGGATGTGCTCTATGGCATCGGCTCGCTCTATCGCTCCCTCGGTATCCGCATCGCCGGCTAACCCCTTTTTTTTTAAGGAGAACACTTTATGCCTTCAGTCAATCCAGGGCCGGCGATCACCCAGACGGCCAACACCAAGCTGACCGTAGCGCCAGTCACCACCAACTTGAACTCCAATCCACAAGGGGCCAATGCATTGAGGCTCCTAGCCTCTGCCCGGGCGGTCCCGGTCTCAAGCACCGGGGATGCGGCGGTGATGAACATCATCAACTCCACCGCCTATGTGATCACGGCGATTGGCGTGGGTAATGCCTCTGCCAATTTGGCAACCGCCAATCTCTCGGTCAACGGGGGACCTGCCGTGACCGGGGTATCGCTCTCGGCGCCGGCTGCGCTTACCACGCTCACCGGGCCGGGGATCTTTGCCTTGCGTACCATCGTGCCGGGGCAGTTGACGGGCATCCAAAACGCGCAGCAGCTCTATGTGAACGTCTCGGCGGGCACGCCGGGGACGGTGGACATTTTCGTCTGGGGATATGATTTGAGCTAAATCACACGCGGGGACTTTAAACCCGCGTTTTCCTTTTAGGAGCATCATGGCAACCGCGTTAGATATCATCGCCGGCGCACTCCTTAACATCAACTCCTATGCACCGGGGGAGACCCTGGCCGCAAGCGATGCGAATGTGGGCTTGCATGCGCTCAACGATCTACTGGAATCCTTGGCGAACGATGAAGCCTACGTCTATACGCAAATAGAAACCTTGGCGCCCTGGATACCGGGGCAGTATGAATATACGGTTGGGAACCCGACCGGCGGCACGTTTGGGGCGGTCACGGTGGCGGGTTCACCCGTCATCACGGCCACGGTTCCCGCCGCATTGATTGTCAATGGCGATCTCTCTGATGTGTACGGCTTCATCCCCGCAGGGGCCACCGTGCTCTCCTACACGCCAACCACCGTCACCATGAGCGCGAATGCGATCACGTCGGGCTTGACGCAGGTGACTTTCACCACCCCGGGCAACATCAAGATGACGCGCCCCTTGCGCTTTCGCGATGGCTTTACCCGGTCGGTGGCCTCAAGTTCGGCGAATAACGATTACACCTTTGTCTTTACCGATTTGGATACCTACAAGCGCGAGCTATTGAAAAATCAGCAAGGCCCGTGGCCGATTGTGGCCGCCTATCAACCGACCTTTCCTTTAGGCACCCTCTATGTGTATCCCGCTCCCGGCTCCTCCTATGTCGGGCACCTTTTTTCTGATTTGGTGCTGACCGCCTTTGCCGCAACGACGGCCGCCTATGCCCTGCCGCAAGGCTACTCGCGGGCGTTAAAAAAACTCTTAGCCTTGGAGTTGGCCCCGATCTACGGCAAGACGGTGAGCACCGACTTGCGGCGTGCGGCGAATGAGGCGAAGGATCTCATCCGCGACACCAACCAGGGCCCCGTCCCCTTGATGCGCTATGACAGCGCGCTCTATGGAACGCATGCCGATGCGGGCTTTATCATCACGGGTGGCTTTTGAGTTACGCAGGGGTCGACTTTGGCTTCACCGGGGCAAGCTATGTGGCCCCGATGGGCTTACAGTCGGTGGCCGAGTGCATCAATTTTTATGTGGAAGCGGCTGAGGACCCCAATTCCAAAATGCCGAACAGCCTGTTGGGTTGCCCCGGCTTAGCGGCCATTTTGACCCCCGCGGGGGGGCAGGTCCGGGGCATGTACGTGCTCCCCGGCTCGCAGGGCGCCTTGGTGGTGGTGGGCGCGACCCTGTACTTGGTCACCGTGGTCCTGCAGGCGACCGCCTTGAGCATTCCCACCTTCAAGGCGGTGGCGGTGGGGACACTTTTGACCCAAGTGGGTCCGGTGGTGATGCGCGATAACGGGGTGCTCGAGAACGGCTTGGGCGGCTATTGCCTCATGGTCGATGGGCTTAACTGTTATTACTATTACTTGGCCGGCGCCACCCACAGCGTGAGTTTCGAGGCCGCGACGGTCGTCTCGAGCAACACGATTGCTTTTCCGGGGGACTTACCCAACGGCCTCATTGTCTCAAGCGCCGCCACCTTGACCGATGCCAGCGGGGCGATCCCCGCGGGCACGAAAATCTTAAGCGTCGATACCGTGGCGCTGGTTGCCGTCATCTCGCCGGCCGCGAGTATCGAGGTCGCCTCGGATCTGATGACATTGAGCATTCCCGCCTTCGGGATGGTCACCGACCCCGGGTTTTTGGGCGCCAATCGCATCGCCTTCATCGAGGGTTTTTTGGTGTTCAATCAGCCGAACACGCGCACCTTTTATTCAACCGGCCCCGGCCCCTATTCGGTGCTCTTTCCGGGGCTTTTCTTCTCACTCAAGGACTCCTCCACCGATAACCTGGTCACCGTGTATGAGCAGAACCGCGAGCTGTGGCTCTTCGGTGAGCGCACGAGCGAGGTCTGGTATAACTCAGGCGGCTCAAATGGCTCCTTCCCCTTCTCCCGCATCCCCGGGGTGGGACCGCAAGTCGGCTGCGCCGCCCCGTATTCGATTGCCCGCTGCGCCGCGGTGCTTGCCTGGTTAGGCAGGAACGAGCAGGGGCAGAACATCGTGCTCTGTACCAACAATTACGCCTGGGACCGGATCTCAACCCATGCGGTTGAGCATGCGATTGCGGGGTATTCGGTGGTCACCGATGCGTTGGGATTCTCCTACGAGGAGGAGGGGCACCTCTTCTACGTGCTCACCTTTCCCACCGCCGATGTCACCTGGTGCTATGACTTTACCTCCAAGCTCTGGCACAAGCGCCTGGCGTGGGATATCGACACGGGCCTTTATCACCGCCATCGAAGCAATTGCTTCATGGACTTTGCCGATGTGCGCATGGTCGGGGATTATGCGAATGGGAACATCTACCAGATGTCGCGCAAGTTCTACTCCGATAATGGCGCCCCTTTAAGGGCCTTGCGGCGCACCGGCCCCATCTGGGATCGGCAGAACCGCGAGCGGCTGTTTCATTCGCAGTTGCAGATCGAGGTCAATCCGGGGGTCGGGCCGTGACCCTTGATGTGCTGGTGACGATCTTACCGTCGACCCCGAGTGCTTGGGTGGAGACTGCCCTCGCCTCGGTCTCAGAGGCGGCGCGCGAGGCGCCCTTCACCGTCAATACGATTCGCGTGCCCGGCGTGCCGGGGCATGTGGGACAGGCGATGATGGACGGCCTTCAACTATCCACGGCCGAGTACGTCGCGTGGGTCGATGATGATGACTGGGTGCTGCCGCGGGCCTTTTCGGTATTGACCGATGCGCTCGCACAACAACCGATAGCGGTCTGCGCGCGCGAGATGTGGGTGTATGCCAATGGGTACGAAACACCGTTCACCGAGCGGCATCATTTGACCGCCTGGAATTCACCTTGGGCCAAAGCGCAGGATCTGTCCTTGTTTCGGGCGACCCCGCTCCTGTGCCTGCTCAAGCGATTGCCCTCCGATGTGATCGACGTGTATGACACCGTGTACATGCATCGCAAACGCCGCTCCCCCGCGCAAGCTTTACGCAAAGCGCACGCGGCGGCCGAGTCCCAATTGTGGCTATAAATGACCCCGCCAATTGGGCCACGATCACCGGCTCCTTCGCCGCCCCGGTGGTCGGGGCAAGCCCGCCTTATCAATGGCAAGGGGGCGTGGCGGGACCGTTAAATCCGCACCCCGTCAATGATTATTTGCTCTTCGCGCCTGCGACCGGCTTAGCTTTTGCGGGGATTACCTATATCGGCGCGGCCCTGGTCGGGACGTTGCAAGTCAACTGGACCGCCGAGGAGACCGGCATTTTTATTCCCGCCGTCTTAACGGTGCGAAACGCGCTGGGGGCGACGCTCGCGAGCTACACCTTGCAGAGCACGGACACCACGGGTGTCCTGGTTATCCCGGTCAATGCCGCAAACAATGGCGGAATAGAGGTTTTTCTCAATCAGGGGACGCTGCCGCCTCAAGCCTACGGCAATGTCGTGAGCGTCACGTTTGCTTTTCTTGCGGATACTGGTGCTGCGACGGGTGCCGCTGGGTCTTTAACCGTCCCCGCCGCCGCCTTAGGCCCGAACCCTGCGCTCATGCTGCGCTGGTCGGATGACGGCGGGTATACCTGGAGCAATGAGCACTGGGCCCCGATCGGGGCGATGGGGCAATTTAAAAACCGCGCCATGTTTCGCTGTTTGGGTCAGGCGCGCGATCGGATCTACGAGGTGGTGATTTCCGATGCCGTGCCGCGCGATATCGTGGGCGCCACCCTGTATGGGGAGTCCCAATGACGCAGCCCATCCAAAGTGCCGCGCTGCCGCGCTATGAGCTCAGTTTCACAACCAAGGCGGGGGCGAATGACAAGAACTGGTATTTTTTCTTCGCCGGCCTCTCAAACTTCACCGCCTCGGGCCTCTCGGTGCGTGTGCCGGTGGCGAAGCTCACCCCGTCAGGCCAGGCGGGATCCTTGACCTTCACCAATGGCCTGTTAACCGAGGCGGTCAATCCGACATGAGCACGGACCTTCAAGTCCTCGAACCGCTGCCGCCCTTAGAAGTGCTCTATGACGCGATGCTTAAACTGCCGCAGGCGGAACTTCCGACGCTGCACTACTTCGCGGACGGAATGTATTTGCGCTGGCTCTTTTGCCCCAAAGGCGCGCTCATCATCGGCCGCGAGCACAAGCGCGCGCATTTTTTTCTGGTGCTCTCGGGCGCCATCCAGGTGGGGCGCGAGGTCTATACGCCGCCCAAGGTCATTGTCTCAACCCCCGGCACGCAGCGCGCGGGCTTGGCGTTACAGGATTCGGTCTGCGTGACCATTCACCGCACGCAAGTGACCGATTTGGCGGCAATCGAGGAGGAGTTATTGGAACCTGATCCAAAGTCCCCGTTTGGGGTGGGGAACCGTCTTAAAGCGCTGGAGGCCCCATGAGTTTTGTCGCAGCCGCAGTCGTGAGTGCCGGCGCCATTGCGCAAGGCGCATTGGGGGCCGCCGCCGCAGGCTCCGCTGCCCACCAGGTCGCCACCGCCGCCACGATGGCGGGGCAGGTGCAGTCGACCGCCGCCACCAATGCCGCCGCCACGCAGGCGCAAGGCTATCAACTCGGGGCCTCCCAACAGGCCGCCGGGTACACGCAAGGCGCGGCGCAAACCGCGGCGGGGTATCAAAACAGCGCCAACCTGCAGCAGGGCCTCTATAACACGGTACAGGGCAATGAGCAGCCCTACATTCAAGGCGGCCAGCAGGCGCAGAGCCAGCTAAATTATTTATTGGGCAATGGCAGCTCGGCGGGCTCCTCGAGCGCCGGCGGGTATGGGAGCTTAAATTCCCCCTTCACCGCGCAGACCATGAAAACGATGTCCCCGGCCTATCAGTTTCAGCTGCAGCAAGGCGGACAGGGGGTGCTTAACCAGGATACCAGCGCCCAGGGCGGGGAGTCCGGCACCGCGATGCGCGATTTGGTCTCCTTTAATCAAGGGTCCGCGAATTCGGCCTTCAACAACGCCTTTAATCAGTACCAGACGCAGCAATCGAATGTGTTTAATCGCCTCTCAGGGATTGCGTCCCAGGGCTCCCAGGCGGGCAGCAATGCGGCCACCGGCGCGAGTGCGTTTGGCAATCAGATCGGCAATGCCACGAGTGCCGTGGGTAGCGCCTTGGGGCAGGGCACCTTGGGCGCCGCCAATGCGACCGCGGCGGGCACCACGAACTCAGCCAATGCCACCGCCTCAGGCACGGTGAATGCGGCCAATGCGACCGCGGCCGGGATCATGGGCAAGGGCAACGCGCTCGCGGCGGGGACTTTAGGGCAGGCCCAGTCGATCAACGGGGCCATCGGCGGCGTGACGGGCGCTTTTGCCGGGGGCATCAATGCCGGAAATTACGGCAGCTTAAACAGCATCGCCGGCGGCGGTGCATCGACCCCAGGAGGCGGCTATGGCACGGGCTCGAATTCCGCGCTCAATAATTCCAACTATTTCAGCCCGCAGGCGGCCGCCAATGTCCCCCTCGTGCCGGTGAACTACTGATGCCCGACTACGCCGCCTCCGGAATCATCCCGCAAGGGGCCAACGTCACCCCGGGGGCGGTGATTGGCGTCAAGCCCCCCGATGCGTCCCAAGGGTTCGATACGCTCAACAGCATTTTAGGGATCCAGTCAAAGCGCCTGGCACTGCAAAAACAGGCGCAGGATTTGCAGATCGGTGCGCAAAACCTCGAAACCGGCGCCGCCACGCAGCAAACCGCACAGGCCGGGGCGCAAGAGGCGCAGCAGAAAATGCAGGAGCGGCAACTTTTGCAATCGGTCATGAAATCGGGCGTGGATGACCAGGGCAGGAGCATCTATAACGACAAAAACGAGGTCGACCCCGATAAGCTTGCGAGTTTTGCGGGCCGGCGCCTCCCCTTGACCGGCCAGGACGTGATGCAGGGGCTCATTAAAACCAAGAGCGATACCACCGCCTTGGCAAGTGCCATCGGGGACCTGACCGACAAAAACCGCACGCAAGTCTCAGGGGTGGTGCGAAGTTTTGTGAATAACCCGAATGCGAATTCCGAGAGCATCAATGCGGCACTGACCGATTACGCCAAGCAAAACCCATCGGCAGCGACCGCAGTGCTCTCGATGCAGGACCTCGTGAAGCACTACGATAGCGCGCAAGGGATGAAGGATAAAAACGCGCTGCTCCTTCATTTATCGCAGCAGTTCGGGCCGCAAAGTCAGACGGCGGAGGAGAATAAGCCCGGCACGGAAAACATCGACACCGGCGGTCAGATCATCCAGCAGAATGTGAACCGCCTCACGGGTGAGCGCACGACCACGGGCTCGCTTGTGAAAACAACAGCCCCGCAAGTGGCTACTTTGCCGAGCGGTTCGCTTGGCATCGTAGGGGGTGTGTCGGGCGCGATTGCACCCCTTCAAACGACGGCACCCGCGCGCCCCGCAGGCTTGGGTCCGAGCGGTGCGCCAGTTGGGACTCAAGCGCAGCCCTTGCAGCGTCCCAATGCGCGTCCCCCGCGCCTGGCCTCCGAGGACGCCCCGCCGATCAATGCGCCGAAAGCCGTGCAGGACGCCTACGCGGTGGCAACCAAGGGCGCGAACGATCATGTGGAAGGTATTCGCCAGGCCGATAACCCGATTGACTACGGCAACAACATGCAGATCGCGAACCAGATCAGGAAGCTCTCGCAGAGCACCGACACCGGCCCCGGTACGGACACATGGCACTATGTTCTGGGCGCACTCGGCGCACCGGTCGGAGCCAACAACGTTGCGGACTATCAAAAGTTGGGCGCCTACCTAGACCGCCAGGCCGCCGGCATTCGCGGCGCAATGGGCCTTCCCCAAACCAATGAAGGCACGGTGCAGTCGAAGGATATCGCGGGCAATGTGGGCTACCAGGCCAAAGCGCTTCAGGAAAAAAACGACTTAACCCAAGCCTTGACCGAGGGGCTGCATCAATACCGCACCGGCCTTGATCGGGTCGCGGGATTTTCAGGCCAGGCAAGTCCCCAAGCGGTGAACCAGTTCAAGTCCGCGTGGACACAGAACTTCGATCCCAATGTGTTCAAGGGGGAACTCGCTTACTCGCGTTCCAAAAAAGAGGGCGACGATTTTGTTAGGTCACTCGATCCGACCGAAGCCAGAAGTCTCGCCGCCAAGCGCAAGGCGCTGCAATCGCTCTCGAAGGGCGAACTACCCCCATGAGCACGCCTGATCCTTTTGGCGC